GTGTGGGGATCGTCAAGCACCTCGTCCAGATGGTCCCACATATCCAACGGTCGGTACGTCATACCGTACATTTCCTTCTTGATGTTCTCTAAACTCTGCCGGATATGCTCAATGTGTTCCTCTCTTCTGTCTCTCAAATCTTTCAGCAGATTAAAGAAATACTCGTTACCGGCTGTCTTCGATGTTCTCAGATACATCTGAGCATACAGAGCAACCGCCGGGTCCAACAGCTCCTCATCGGAAAAGCCCTGGGCGTGTATCTCCAGTTCGTCAAGCGGCTTGCCCGTAATGGCATAGCCCATAACCGAACTCATCATAGACACATCGCTTGTCTCGATCTGCTCCGGCTTATACCCATTCTGGATTGCCAGATTGCTCATGGCGAATGTTCCGGCACATGGCTCTACGAACCTCGTATACCCGTTCTTCGCAGCATTCTTTATCAGATTTACCAAGTATCTCTGCTCCACCGTACCCAAGCATCCCAAGAACATCTCTCCTGGGTCTCTGAAAAATGCCATTCCTTATCAACTCTCCCTTCTCTCGTTGCATAAAAAAGGCACCGTACCCTTTCGGATGCGATGCCGTTGTTTTTGGACCGGAGCCCTGCGATGAACAGGGCCTCAACTATGGAATAGTCGTGTGCTGCCTACACCAGCTCCGGATATTATATTAAAGCGCCCATACCAAACAGACTCATTTGCTGGTAGCCATCATCTGGCTTTGCCTGCACTTCGGGCTTCTTACTTGCCGTTGATACTTTCTTTCCCTTCGGGGGATTCGGGTCTGGAAGTTCTTCAATAATCTCTCCAGTGTTCTCCACCCACCACTCAGCAAAAACAGTTCTGTGACACCAATCTTCCGGGATTCTCACATCCTCGTAGCACAGAAGGACCAAATCCTTTCCCTGGGCCGCTGCGTCACGTTCCATCTTCATAACCATGCTGATGATTCTGTCCTTGCCTATGCCGTTCAGCTTCTCGTAATAGGCTTTCTTGAAATCTTCCAGGTCCATTCTCAGCATATAACCTTTCGGTGCCAGTGAATAACACTGGTTCTCCAGTCTGTACGCCAGTTTGAATTTCGGCGTCCCGATGCTGATTCCTACGCAATAATATTTGCCATCTGCAAGCTCTTTGTTGCTATATCTGCTCGTATAAATTCCCATTGTCTGTCTGCTCCTTTTCCCTTGAAAAACCGTTGTTTTCCATACTTTAATTATACCAGATTACCTACCTAAGTACAGGGAATACAAGCTGTTTACCGTTTTTTAAGAATCCCTTCCTCCGGCTTTACGGTCCGAAGACCGCTCAGCCATCAGAGAAGGAAAAGTCGATTCACAGTGCTCCATTTTTATGGTGTGACATATGGGCTTTTGGCACTTACTACGTTACCACAGGTATTTTACCCTCGTCAATTCCATATTTTCTACTGTTTTTGAACCCAGTTTTCTCACACACCCAACAGGTACACAGCTATGATTTTGCAGGCGTTCCCGATATCCTTATAGACAGTCTTCTCACTCACACATTCCTCACTCGCAATCTGAGCAACCGTCTTTTCTTCCTCCGCTATGTAGTATTCGTACACTTCCCTGTAACACCGCATAGCTTCTGGCTTTTTCGATGTTTCGCACTCCTCCCGGTACGTCTCAATCGCACGCTCTATCCGGTTGATGTAATACATATTCTCCGCCCTGCGTTTTTCTTCTTTCTCTACTACGCTTTCCTGGCTATTGATATGTGCCGAACCCATCAAATCTCTTAGGAACGCCCATCGTTTTTCTACTTTCTCGCCTTCCGTAAATTCTTCATTTTCCGGGATTTCCCTTTTCAGTCTACGGTAGTCTGATAACAATTTCTTGGTTCTTTTTACCTTATCAGCGTTACTCTGCTCACGTTTTTCGGTCTTTTTTCGCTCTTCTCTGCACATTTTGACCGCTTCTCTCGCAGATATTTCCGCTATCTGTGTCAGTTCTCTCCCTGTTACCTGGTAGATTCTGTTTCCCTCCAGACTCTCCGTTTCCACAGGTACGATTGCTAACAGTTCCTGCTCACTCTGCCTTTCCATATACCGCCATACCTCCTTGACTTTTCTTGCTCTGCTCCATATAATGAATCTATCTACGAACATTTGAGGAGCTGCCATGGGGATATGGCGGCTTTTCTTTTTAACTTAAAATCTGTAACCCAAGTGCCACATAACCTTCCTGTAATCCGATAAAGTCTCTGAGAACATATCTTACTACCGCTCCGATTTCTCTTCCGCTGTATTTGATGTTATCCCATTCTTTCAGAATCAGTACGTCTCCCACCTGGAAGTTTCTGTCATTCTTCCGGATTTCAAACGGTTTATTGCCCTCTATCGTCTCCTGGAAGTATTTCGGGTATGTCTTCAACTCATGCGTCATGCTCTACCTCCGATACTTCTTGCATGAAGCGAAGTGTGAAATATATCCTGCTCCATCTCCACGCTCGCCTACCAGGATTCTTCCTGTCACTACTTCTCCGTCCGGCGTGACGATCTTCTCTTTCCCGGTGCTGTCCTTCTTGTAATTATGCAGTGCCATGTCTACCGGCATATTCTTTCCGGACTTCATCCGCACCCACAGGATTCTTCTGCCACACTGACGGCACGTTCCTTCGCTTGCCCTGTTGATCACAGCCGCACCTTCTTTCCCATGCCTGCCGTTCCGTATCTTAAAGCCTCATTCAAAACCGCAACCATCTCCGTAATGCTGACTGCTATTGCCTGGTTCCGGTTTCTGTCATTGATACTTACCATGCCGGTCTGCAAACTGGCCTTGATTCCGACATCCGTTACTTTCTGATACAGGATTCTCTTCTCTTTCTGAAATGCTCCGGTTCCTTTGAACTTCGTGTATGTGCCCTTCGTCTCAGCGTACACTCCATCCATCGGTCCTTCCTTCGGGTCTGTAACATGCCCTATGGTAAAATCGCTCATATCCTTCCTCCTTTACTCCGGCAATGATGTTCCGGTTACCTGCTTTGCTCCTATGCTGCTTAATTTCTTCAACACTTCCGGGATATTCATTCTTTCAATCGTGTCTTTCGCAAGGTTTTCTTTCAAATTCTGTTCCAGTGATTTTATCAGAGATTCCTCTACCTCTCTCTTAGCATTCGCAATCAGCTTTTCAACCTTCTTTCCAAGTTCCTCTTCCAGATACCGACTCGTGAGCAGACCGGCGGCGGATAATTTCCTGTCACTGGAATAACTTGCAATGCGGCCGTCCCTGTCATATCTCTTTTCCGTAAGGAACAGCTCAAATCTCTCTCCCACGTATTCAGACAGAGGCTTGTACGTTACTTCATCGCTCCAGGTGCTTTTCTTTTCCGGGATAACAATCTTTCCAATCTTCTCCTCGCACACATTCGCAATGAACTGGTCTACGGTTGCCTGTATCGTTTCTTCCGCCTCCAGAATCTTCTCTGCAATTTTATTATCCACTGCCTTTACAGCTTCATTCGTTGCCTTTTCCAGAAGGGCGTTTTCCACGCCCTTCACAATCCGTTCTCTCAACTCATCATCGATGGAATATGCCTCTCCATCCAGTCAAGTTCTACTTCGATATTAAATTTTGCCATTCGACTTTTCCTCCTGTTTCTGCTTTTCTGCTTCTGCCGTCATTCTCTGGAAAATACAAAAGCCCTTGCACCTGTCCGGCGGCACTCCGCATGATTTACACGATATGAACAATGACCCATCTTCTTTTCTCGGCCTTTTATCCATTTATTATCCCTTCATTTCCTCTTCAACCTCTGCTCCGCACCGGCAACAGATATTCTGAATCGGCTCGCCCAGTTCTCCTCTGAAAATCTGGATGTTATCCATGGAGATCACCGCCGTACACATCGGGTCATAATGCTCTGCCAGGAAATGCTTGATAGGTTCCGCCGCTACCTCGAACTCCTTCATCAGCTTCTCGGCTTTTTCTTTCTCTTCCTCCTCTGGATGCAGGAACTTGTCATAATCAACCCAGTGGTTGTCAATGAATCTTCTTTCCAAGAGCTTTCTTTCTCCATGCTCTTCTATGACAACCTGTTCTTCTTTTACTGCAATGATTTTTACCGGGTGGTTCATGTACTTTTCCTTGTCGGAATGGCACGATGTTCCATATGGTTTTACCTGGACAAACAATGACTCGGGTAATTCCCATGGAAAAACTACATCGCTTTTCGCTGTTCTGATTGCCATTTTACCTACCAAATCTCTTAAATTCATTTACTCTTCCTCCTCTGGTTCATCATATCCATACTCATCATCTTCGGTGTCGGTTTCGTCTTCCTCAAAGTCACTTGTAATCTCTGTACCGTCCCCTGCACCGTCTAAATCGGTTTCATCAGTAAATTGTGTATCTTCCGGGTTATCGCCCGTAGAATCGTCATATACGCTCTCATCTGCATCCTCGTATTCTTCCACCGGGCCAGGAAGGGCATGTTCATCTACTACCTCTCCCGGAAGTTCCGGATGTTCGATGTATTCCGGACCAATATCCGGCTCGATTCCTGCCGGTCCCGGCTCCGTCACATCTCTGTAGTCTGCATCAAAAATACTTCTCTGCGTAGTATCGGCAACCGGTCTCATCTCGTACTCCCCGGTCTCCTCATTCAAGAACAGCTCCATCTCAGTGTCCAGGTTGCCTTTTTTCATATCTTCAACCTTCATCTGGCTTGTTACCTTGTGGCTGAACTTCGGCTTCGCAATCTCTCTGCTCTCTCCAGGAATGTTCGGATTGTAATTCGGCACATACTCTCTCATGAGTGATACATCCAGTTTCAGTGTCAGCGTTCCTTCCTGGCATTCTTTTTCCTGCATATTACCGAGCAGTCTCTGTAAGACAAAATTCATATCTCTCTTCATGTCATTAAAGGTATCGCCATCAAAATTCAATTCCTTCACAAAATCACTCATTCTACTTACCCGCCTTTCCGAACTGGATATTATGTTCTTTCATGTACTCCTGCAAATCCTTCAACTGCTGGAGCGTGCCAATCGCATAGAATGTTGCCTTATATTTCTTTTCCTCCGGAAGAGCTTCTTTTTCAGCCGGCTTTTCTGCCGGTTCCTCACTCTGCACATCCGCCGTCTTATCCGGAACCGGTGCGTTGTAGCCAGATTCCGAAGCTCTTTCCTCCTGGGCCTGCTGTTCTGCCAGTGCCTTTTCTCTCTCCGCACGTTCCGCAGCATTTTTTTCTGCCTCCTGGCGTCTACGTTCCTCCGCTTCTTTGGCTCTGGCTTCTGCTTCGGCTCTCCGGCGTTCCTCTTCCTCGGCTTTTCTCTTACGGTCTGCCTCCATCTGCTCTTCAAACTTAATCAGACGGGCATTCTCAGCCATGGCCTGGGACATATCAAGTGTTCTCACATATACGTCCTTCGCATTCAGCTTGTACTTGCTATCCAGTGCGTCAATGGCCGCCAGGTCACTCTTTACTCTCTGAATCTTTTCCTGGATTTCGGTTGCTGCCTTACTTTCCTTGAAACTCACATTCAGATACTGTGTCTCAAACACTCGCTCAAAAGGAAGTACCTCTGCCAATTCTCCGATTGTCTCAGCATATACATCCTGCAATCTGGCTTTCTTCTCCTCTTTTACGCCGTTCTCATATTCCTTTACCTGCCCGTCAATGATGCTGATCTGCTCCTTGATGAGTACCGTTACATCCTTCAAGTCATTCTCGAATACCTCATACGGCTCCATGCACTTTTTCTTGACAAGCTTTCTTCTGTCCTCGATCTCGTTGAGCAATTTTCTAAGGGCGGCTCTGTCATTCTTCGCATCCGATACCGTATCTTCCGTATACACCAAGCCCTGGTATGCTTCCACGATACTTCTGACATTCGCCTCCAGCTCCGCTTTGTTCCAGTCAATCTTCTGCAAGAATCCGTCTTCCGTTGGATTCACGAGTCTTATTTCCATTTTTTCATCCACTGTGAATTTCCTCCTATTCTTCCTTCGACAAATTTATAATCGTCACTTCTACTCTCGGATTCTCCGAGTAGAACTTCCGGCACTGGCAGTCAACAATTTGCGTATCATCGTAATATGCCAGATTGTTGAGGCTGTCAGCGATAATCTTTACTACGTTATCCATATCCGGCTTCTTAGTCGGACGTATCTCTCCAGCCAGCATCGCCGCTCTTTTTTTCTTCGATGCCGACTTAGGAATCCGGTAATACGCCTTAATCCTCATATCCAGCATCGCCTCTTTCGGAAAGCTCTCTGTCCCGTAGGCTGTCTGCCATTCCAGCTTTACCAGATTTTCATAGGACACCGTATCTTTCGGGGTCATGGCGTGACCGGTCTTCGTATTGAATCTCGGTCTGCCCTTCCCTTTCGGTTCCCCGTATACCGTAAACTTTGCTTTTTCCATATCCGCCTCCTACTGACTTCCCAAGTTGCTTTCTTCAAGCATGGCCTGGATGCAGTACCAGCTACTCTTCTTTCCTTCTCTCGCAACCTTGATATGTCGGGTTGTATAACCGTTCATTACCAGGATTCCTGCAATAGTCCGCCTGTCCTCCGCACTGAAAATTCTCAGCGTGGCGTCCGGCTTAAACTGCTCATCCGCCGTCTGCATACCAAACAGCTTCGCCGGGTGGACTTCCAGGACCTCTGCAATCTTGATGAGAGAGGATGCCGGGATGTCTACTCTGCCTTTTTCATAATCCGCTACCGCCGACTGGCTCTTGCCGATTGCTTTTCCCAGTTCCTCCATCGTCATATCCTTTTCTGTCCTGCAACTCCGGATATTCGCTCCGATTTCTGCCATATCCATATGTCACTTCACCTCCATGTCACATCTTCCCCTGTAAGTTCCGCATGACCTGTTGGAACTTTGCCCTCGTTTCCTCAGACATTCCAGGTTCTGGATCTGTTTTTTCTTCCTCTTGTTTCTTAACTTCGAGCACAGGCTGCTCTTTCTTTTCCAACTCCAACGCATTGTCTCTCATGCTGGCAATCAGCAACCGTATAGATTCCGGCAGCTTTTTCTCCTCGCTGATTCTCTGCACTGTTGTCCTGTAATTCCGGATAAAATGAGACTGCTCTACTGTCTCAACCCTTTCAGAATCCATCAACGCCCACTCTTTCAGATTTGCCGCACTTCCTACAGCTCTCTGGCAAGCCTCCGGCAGTTTCTCAAATTCTTCCACTGAATGATACCCGGAATTTCTGACCGCCTTTCTTACCAAAGACCATGCCTCCAACTCGCTCATGCTGTTATCCACGCTCTCAACAATCTGCGTTGCCTTTTCTCTGATGTCTGCTATCGTTGGTGGAAATTTCTCTGTCAGCATGTACTTCTGGATTGCTACGTTGGCCTGCTGATACGGAATATCTTTCAGCAACTCAAACCATACATTGAAAGCATCCTGGTCCGGGATGAATGTCGGCTGTGCATATACAGCTTTCATTCCCTTAACAAGCGTTTTGAACTCCTCTCTTGTCATTACCAGTTATCTACCTCACTCACTCTGTTTTGAATCCGGTCCCCGGCTGATCTCTGCGGAATCTGCATCATTTTATCCCAGATAATGCCTTTCCAGTTATTTGACATACACTCCTCAATCAAATCGCACACCCGACCTTCTCCAAATTCTGCCACTTTCTTCTCTACCTGCCGGAGAAGGGATTTCATGCCCTGCTCTTTATAACCTTCCTTGCGTTCAATCTTGTATGTACACCATTCACGCATCTTTTCTCTGATTTCGCCGCCAAGTGCATAATCCGGAGCCAGACGCTCATAGAGCTGCATCGTGTCTTCCTTCTTTACAGTTGCCTTTTTCGGCTTCGGTGACTTTTCTACTGGCGGTTTCTCCTGCTCCGGTTCCTGCATCTCTGTAATCAATGCCTCCGGCGTCTGGGAGCCGCTCAGTTTCTTCTCATCCTGGATGCGGCGATAATACTTCCTCTGCCGGTCCGCCTCTGTGGAACTCTGCCCGATGAAATTCTGAATATCCATCATGTAGATTGCACCGTTATCCAGCACCTCTACCAACTTCAACTGCTCAAAAATCTTCATCGCACGTTCTACTGTCCCTACCTGGTGCCTCGTAATCGTCGAAATCATCTCTAGGCTATACGGGATATAGTCCTTGTACATCAACCGCCCTTCATTTTTCAGACTCCGCAGGTACATCTTCATCAGTATGTCACTGTACAAATACCCATCTTTCATCCCCTGGAGAAGCAGCATTTCATCAGAATCAAAGAAATCCTCCTTCAATTTCAAGTAGTAGTATTTTTTGTTATCTGCCATCTACTCACCGCCTAAATTCCGGCTACCAGGTTCGTAATTGAAATCGGTCTCTTCAAAACCTTTGTATGCCTACAACAATCGCACATCTCGCATCTGTCCGGTTCAGCCTCTCCGTTCTTCACTCTGAGGATTCTCGGCATATTCATTTCTACCATGTGTTTTGCCTCATCAAGATAATTCTGTGTTACATGAATCACTTCGATGTTTGGCTCCTCTTCTTTTGTCCCTGCTGCGATGTAGAATGGTGGTCTCTCTCCGGTGTTCTGGTACACAATTTCCTGGTATATCGCACCCTGGATATCGTAACCCCAGTACCGCACGAAATCTAAATAGCCGATGTCTTTTACCCACTCCAACTTAGTGATTGATGCCATAACCTTAAGGTCCGTAATCGCAATTCCTCTCACGAAGCTGTCAATTTTGATTTTCCATTCTGCCCCGAACAGCTCTCCAGTCATAATGACCTGTTTTTCTCCGCTCATATACTGCATAAACAGTGGGTCTCTCTCCATTCTGGCGATGATTCTCTCTGCCTGCTTATAATTCGCTTTCAGCTCGCCTTTCTGAGTGAAGATTTCCGGATTCGCTTTCTTGAACTCTCCGAGCGTTCCTTCAAAGTAGGAATCCACATAGGACCCCACCAGAAGCGGCGTGGTCTTTTTCTGTGCCCACCGTTCTTCCAGCTTCTCAATGGCCGAAAATTCACACGCCATCTTTCCGTATGTTCCTGCGAAATCCTTATACTGGGACACACTCATATACTTCTCGTTCGCTTCTTTGCTATAATAATTCTCTGCCGTCAAAACCATATGCCACTACCTCCTACGCCTCTTCCAAAACCATTCCGTCAATAACCGGCTCTGCCTGCTTCTGGGCTTTCATCGCTGCAAAAGCGTCTACTGGCTTATCATTCTCCGGCAACAACGCCTGTCCTGTTGTTGCTCCCGGAAGGGACTGCTGATTGAATACCGCATCCCCACCATCTTCGTAGGCTTTCTGCTGCTCTATATTGTCAAAGTCCAAATCAATCAACTTGCACAATCTTCTCAATACCGTTTTCTTGTACATCTCACCAGTGCTGCTTTTCCATGCCTGGCTGTCTTTTGCTTTAGAGTATGTGTTTCTGACATTTTCGATGTCTTCCGAACTCATCGTGTCATACATCATCGAACCATCTTCAAAAACCACAATAGCGAATGCTCCAATCATCTGTTCATTGGAAAACGGCTTCGGTCTGTACTTCACATTCTGTTTGCCTCCATCTACCTCTTCCATGAAGAAATCGCCCTGCCGTACTACTTTCGCAAAAATGTCTTTAATCTTATTCTTGCTGTACCGCTTGCACAATTTGATCTCGCCTTTGTAATCAGTTTGAAAAGTGAGGTTTCCGCCATACGGGATTGCGTAACACTCTCCATTAAAAAAATCCAGTCCCAGATATGCCGCTTTTGCCAGGCAAACCGGGATAGTTTCCGGGTTGATCTTCTCCAACTGTGCTTTCTTCTTATCGTCTTTCATCATATCCTGGATTACCGTAATGCAATTCAGAATGAATCTCTGCTGATTAAAGCCGGCCGGTAACGCTTCTTTGTTTTCGGTCAGCTTCTTCGTCAGTCCGGTTTTTATCGTGCCGTACCACTGTTCTACGGTCATCTGTCCCATATCCTACCTCCTATGCTTCTTCCAGGCTCTCGCCCAGTAATTCAAATATTTCATCAATCGTCATGCCTTTTAGGCACTCCTCGCACACATAACTTCCGCAGCTCTCATAGAATCTGTCGCCCGGATAAATTCCTTCCAGACACTCCGAACAGATATGAACCTCTTTCGGTTCCGGAGCATTCGGGCATCTCGGATGGCAAGGATCCTGTCCGCATATCTCACACATTATCCTCTTCCTCATCCGGCATCTCTAGAACACCAGTCACACTCTGTATCATTTCTGGAATCCACAGTCTTGCAAGTATCGCCGCCGGAAGAATCAAATACTCTCCTCCAAAAGCTACCCTGCCTCTCTGCTCACAAGCCATCACAATACAAAAGCACTGGAAAATTCCCGTGATGCTTATGTATTCTATCCAGCCCAGAACTTCTGCCATATCCACTGCGTAGATTCTGCTCAGTTTCTTCCACAGAACCCTGTGCATCCTACGTCTCATAACTCTGCTTCTCATGCTGTCTGCCTCCGTTCAGTGAAAATTCCGATGTTGATCCCCTTGCTGGACTCAAATCTTTCTATCAGTTCCTCTTTGCTTTCGATTCCGTAATCTCTTTTCAGAATTTCAAGCATTTTTTGCACATCCATACTCACACCTTCTTCAAAAACTTCTCGCCTACGATTTTCAGTTCGCTGATGGACTCCGCAACTTCATCTAAAAAAGCCAGGATCTTTTTCAGCTCCGGCTTCTCCGTTTCATCGATGATTCCATCTTCCGTAATGTCTACAAGTTCTTTTTTGATGCGGTTCAGCTCATCACAATCCAGCCTCTTCATCAGCCGAAGGGCTATCCCTTCCAGGCCTTTCGCCTCTGTTGCAACCGGGAGATAACTGCATATCGGGCATTCATGCTTGCAATACCCGGTTTTCAGCTCCGGTGCATTATAGAGGTCCGCCATGAGAACCACCTTGTCTACCGGAACTACCTTCGTATTTCCAAGCTCATAGTCTGCGAGTGTCGAAACAGATATACCAAGCAGCTCCGCCGCACCTTCTCTGGAGTATAGCCTTTCGTTGTACATTGCCGCCTTTTTTCTGGCAACAAAATATACATTTTCATTGCTTTTCGTAGGGCCTCTTCCCATTTCTTCACACCATCTTTCCTGTTACAATTTAACTGTCCTTAGAGGAATCCTGTTTCCCTTGATATTCCTGGATTCCGAGTGCACCGCTTATCACTTTCATAACCGGTGGCGAATAGCATCTGCCACAGATAATTGCATTCAGATATTGTGTAGAGTAGCCAGTCTTCTCAGCCAGCTCCCCTGTGTTCATATCCAGGTCAATCATGGCTTTTCTTGCATCCATACACCAATCTCTGGTTGCTTCTTTCATGGACGCTGATGCCTTTTCGATATTGAGAAGGTCACTGATTGCACTTGCAATCGAATCCGAGTAAATCCGGCCATTCACAACTCCGGATACCCTGGTTCTTGACTTGCCGATTCTCTCAGCCAAATCGTTGATAGACCAACCTCGTTCAATCAGACCCTTCTTAACTTCCTTGCCCCAGTCAGTGATATTGCCCTGCATTATGCTTTTCCTCCTTTCTGATGGATTTTTGCATATGTAGTTTACTTTCTCGAAGTAAAATGATACAATTTAACGGTACAAACGTACACTACATACGCAATCACAAACTACTTATGCGATTTAGCACTTCCCATTTGCGAATCATTTGTAGCTTGTGATTGTATTGTAGCTCGAAAACTCGAATTTGTAAAGAGTTTTTCTTCGATTTCTCGAATTATTTTACGGAGGTGCTACATGGAAGCAATCGACAGAATCGAAACAGTTCTCGAACAGAGGGAGCAAACGCCTTATGCACTGTGCAAATTTCTTGGCATTAACCAGTCTTCCTACTCTACCTGGAAGGCTCGAAACACTCTGCCGCCAGCTAAATACATCGCAGACATTGCCCGGTTTCTACACGTCTCTACCGACTACATTCTGACCGGAAAAGAATCTGCTTACACTGACGTCCAGACCGAAACTTACACCGATGATGAGAAGGAGCTGCTGAGTATTTACAAGGCTCTGCCAACAGAAAAGCGTTATGAATTTAAAGGGGAAATGAAGGGCTACCTCAAAGCTCTTGAGGAAAGCAAAAAATACCTTGACGATGAAAAAAGATTATCCGTTTAGATTGGTATCGTCGTTTCAGATGATACCGGACAGGAGGGCTTATGGATTCAAAGAAATACTTTTTCCTGGCCTGGACCGAAGAACAACTGAATTGCGATGCTGCGGCTCTACTGCTCTATCTCTCTTCCTTCTGTTCTTCTCTGGAGGAAGGGCCTGCATCGCTGTCTGCCGGAACCATCAACAAAATAGCGCACCTACGGAAGAAGCTCTCGCTTTCTGTTCGTGAGTTTCTGCCGTTGATCCATACCTATTCTGACACTCTGACAGACATTGACTGCCGCCGGGCGTTGGTTTTCGCTCTTGACGGCAACATCCATGGCATAACCTCTCTCTGCGAAGGGAGGGTTCCTGCATGGAGCAATTAACATCCAATAACAAATTTACTTTTCATGGGGAAGACACCGGCTTGTCGGTAGTAGATTTCTGGTCCTGGGCTTACAGTGATCTGCTCAACAACACAGACCGGGGCGTACTTGCAGAATACATAGTACACAGTGCGTTATTACCCCCCCCCGATTCGAAAATGCGAACTGATTGGCTCCCCTTTGATTTGACCAGTCCTACCGGACAGCGAATCGAAGTCAAATCCGCTTCTTATCTCCAATCCTGGGATGAAGCGTACCACGAGCATATACAGTTCAGCATAGCACCTCACAGAGCCTGGGACCCGAAAGCCGGATACTCTCCGGACATCAAGCGGCATTCTGACCTCTACGTTTTCTGCCTCTACAAAGCACTGACGAAAGATGTCTCGCCGCTTGCCCTGGAATACTGGGAGTTCTATGTGTTGCCTACCTATGTGCTCAACGAGCAAAAGCCCAATCAGAAAAATATTTCTCTTAATTCACTGAAAGCTCTAAAACCTTACATAACGGATTTTGCCGGATTAAGGGATGTGATATTGAATTGCCCGATTAAAAGGGCGTAGAAATGAACATGCGCCGTTCTGTAATGGGACGGCGTATTTTTGGAGGAAAAATATGATTTCAAACAGTGCTGCCACTCACACAAAAGTGGCTATCTACATACGAGTCTCTACACTGCATCAGATCGACAGGGACTCTCTGCCTATGCAGCGTCAAGATTTGATTGCCTACGCCAAGCTGATACTGAACACTGACGATGTGACAATCTTCGAGGATGCCGGGTACTCTGGCAAAAATACCATCCGGCCAGAATTTCAGAAAATGATGTCTCAGCTTCGGACCGGCACGTACACGCATCTGCTGGTCTGGAAGATTGACCGCATCTCCAGAAACCTTCTGGACTTTGCAGAGATGTACCAGGAGCTTAAAAACCTGGGCGTTACCTTTGTCTCGAAAAACGAGCAATTCGACACCAGTACGGCTATGGGAGAAGCGATGCTCAAAATTATCCTTGTCTTTGCGGAGTTGGAGCGTAACATGACCTCGGAACGTGTCACTGCCACTATGATTTCCAGAGCCAGCAACGGGCAGTGGAACGGCGGACGTATTCCTTACGGCTACGATTATGACCCGGAGGAACAGGCTTTCAGCTTCAACTCCGACGAGTACAACATCGCCCATCTGATTCATGACAAATACGAAGAACTCCGCTCCCTGGTTTACCTGGCCCGGTATCTGAACGAACATGGCTACCGGACTCGTGCCGGTAATGACTGGTCTCCTGTCTCTCTGGATATTATTCTTCGCAGCGTATTCTACTGCGGCGATTACCAGTACAACCGCCTTAAGGAAGGGGACCGGCAACGTCCTAAGGATAAATCCGAATGGATTACCGTGAAAGACCACCACCCGGCCATCGTAAGCCGAGAACAGAAAGAACGTATCCTTGCACTCCTGGAATCCAACCGCAGGCTCAAATCATTTCGTAAGAGTGGCAAGAGCAAATACACGCACATTTTCTCCGGCCTGCTCATCTGTGGAAATTGCGGTCAACCTATGACCAGTTCCATTTCCACCATAAAGAAGACTACTGGCAGACGCTATTCTCTCTACTTCTGCCCTACGCACAGAAAAAGCAAGCTGTGGTGTACCGGAAAATCTACCTCAGACCCAATCGTTGGCGAGTTCGTCTTCAACTACATTCTCAATATGCTCAACGCTCAAAAAGCGTTCTCTCCGGAAACGAGCATACAGGAACTGGAACAGCAGCTACTCTCCGGCGATACTTTCTCCCCGGTGGCCGCCATTGCCCCGGACGGATTACATGATCTGTTTCATACGCTCCGCACCGGAACCATCAAGGGAGAGGTCTTCGGAAAAGACGTCAAAATCAAAACAGGCTCCGAGCCGCCATTGCAGCTATCAAAACTCAAAAAGGAAAAAGTCCGTCTGGAAAGAGCTATTGACCGTCTGAACAAGCTGTTCCTCTATTCCGAAAAAGCCATGTCGGAATCCGAATACCTCACTCAGAAGATTCAGCTTTCGGACTCCCTGGAAGAAGTCGAAGACAAGCTGGCGTTCCTGGCATCGGAAGGCAGCCTGCAACAATCTATCACTGATGATGAATTTATCGCCAAGGCAAGCAACTTCATACTCTCCCAGAAACTCACTGACCGAAACTACGTCAGCTTTCAGTCTCTGAGTGCTACCGTTTCTCCAGAGGTCCTTGATTCTTTTCTCAGCAGCATCATAGACAACATCGTTTTCAAGGACGGAGCTATTCACTCTATCACATTCCGCAATGGATTATCTCACACGTTCATTTACAAAGAAAAGCCAGAGGTTTAATCGCCCCTGGCTTTCTTCATATCTCCGTATTCTGTTGTATCGCTATTTTGTAGTGAATCACTCTACAAAATCATCATTGCATCCCCCATGTAGAGGGCGTGCCTTCATTTCACTACTTATGTACCGCTACTTTGTAGCTCCTTCTTCCTATTATAATAACCGACTTTACGCCAGTTGGCAAGTCAGTAGTTTACTTTTCTTCCGCAGGTGCAAATAACTCACTTGTTCCGTCCAGAACTCGCTTCTCCTCATCCATCTCAAAGAACCACCCAAACAATTCGAGGGCTTCATACCCTTTCAGCAGTTTATCCGCCTTTTCTTTGGCGTAGCGTCCGCTATAATCATAGGTTTCTCCTACCGTATTCATCGACCCATGCAGAAACACAAGCATTTGATGTGTGATGCTCAATCCTTGGAACGTCTCAGTTGCCTGCTTTCTCTCTTCTTCGCTGTACTTCCACTCATCGTCCTCCAGGAAAAAGCCTCTCGCAATCGAACCGTACAGACCGTAACCAATCAGCACAAGGGCTTCCCAGATTTTTTCTCTCGCTGCGTTTTCGTCCTTAAGAGCCGGGATTTTTCCAGAAATAATTCCGGAGATAAAATCTTTTCTTCTGGCAGCACTTCCTTTCAGAATTTCCTTTACCTCTTTTGACTTTCTATCCTGCTCTTTCTTCGCCAGCTCTTCTTTTGTCAGCTTCTTCTTTTCCTTCGGAGCTTTCGTAACGATTCTCAAATCTCGCCATGTCTCATACCAGTACATCTGCCCTTTCTGCTCTGGCAGTTCAATCTCATCCGGCACATCGTCTGTCAAGTTAATCTCTATCACCGTTTTCCACTTTCCATTGTACATCTGCTGGGAATACTGCTCCGGTGCTTTCTCTACTCCCATCTTTTTCAGCTTCGTTTTGAGCTTCTTTGCGTTCTCTTTCTTCTTAGCATTTGTAATCTCGTTCTGAACCCGGCTCACAATATCTCTGGAGCTGCTGGCCTTATCCAGAATCTCATTTCGCATTTCTACATCCTTGATTTTCTCCAGTTCGTACAGGTCTTTCAATGTGAGCTGAAAAGCATCGTCCTGCTGCTTCTCTTTCAATTTCTCCTGGTCCAGCTTCGCAATATTCAGCCTATGCCGGACGGTTGATTTACTGAATCCGGTCTTTTCTGCAATCTGGTCTTCCGTATCTCCCAAATCGAGCATCATCTGGAATCCCTGGGCCTGTTCCTGGATGGTAAGGTCTTCACGTTGAATATTCTCCAACAGCATGATACCTACTTGCTCTTTACGGGAAATCTTGCTTCTAATCTGGCATGGAACTTCTACCAGGCCTGCTAATTTTGCCGCCTCCAGTCTTCTATGTCCTATCAGTGCATGGAAATCACTGATTACCGAAACCTTATCAGCATCCGGCTGATCTTCCGGGTCTGCTGTCAATGCACTCGCCGGAATAACCGTCAAATTCTGCATGACTCCATGCTTCTTCATTGATTCTGCCAACTCTGTCACATCTCCGAGGTCTTTTCTCGGATTATCCGGATGCGGATATATATTCTCCACTCTGATTTTTACAACTTCACTGCTCTCCATTACTTTTCCTCCTTTTTCTTTTCAAATTTCAGACCCAGCTTTTTCCCGTCTTCCAGAATCCTCTGCATCTCTGCCTCATACTCTCCAGCACTCCGCACCGGTGCAAACGTCATTCTAGTGCCGCTCTTTGTTGGTTTTCCCATTTTCTGTAGTACCGCACCTTTTGTCTGGAGTTCATCCAGTCTGATGCTGATGACTGCAATCTGATAGAATCTCTCTTTCTCATCGAACAGCTTTTTTGTCATCCCCGGAAACATCGTCTGATATTTCATGATTGTGATCTTGTGTTCCATCATCGCCCTCCTTTACATTACTCCGCCGGGAACTCATACACGATATTCTTCTTGTACATTGCCGGTCTTGTTGCCTGGGCCGCAGTGTCGAAGAACTCAACCGTATAACATTCATTTTCATATGCTCCGCAGAAATCTTTCAGCACCTGCAAGCACCGTTCCTTTGTCTGATACTCTGCAATTTCTTCCAGACAACCATCAGATATGCAAATTGTGTGTCTGACGGTTTCCTTCTTTCCCTTGTGGTTTACCTGTTCTGAATATTCCAGGGCGTTAAAGGCTCTTCCGAACCACAACACCTTCTCTTTATTCTGGCTTACAATCAGCATCTTTCCCTTCCTCCCGCTCCCAGAACTCATTTACAACTTCCTGCACTACTGCATATTCCAGATCGCCGTTATTCTCCAGCATTCTATCCTCTAACTTCTCAGAAATAGAAACAAACACCTGCTCCGGAAATTCATCTGTATCCTCTCCTGCCGCAGCACACACATCTTTTCCCCATTGCACTTTTTCAGACTTTTTTCTTTCCTCGTATTCATATTCTACATACGCATCCGCAAGGTCCAGAACCACATTCAGTTTATTGTTATCCGGCTCATCCTGGAACATATCTTCCAACTCTCTCATAAACTCTTCTCTATCCATTTTCTCACGCCCTTTCATTCCATTTTTCTCTTGCCTCTTTCTGTGCAAGCTCCTTCTGCCCGTTCCAGTCCTTCACTGATACATGAGGTCCGAGACTTCCGCACTTCGAGCAACAAACTCTATATCCGTTGTTACCCATCCTACGGATTCCCACTCTTCTATCTCTGCAACCGCAGAACGGGCATGGTTCCAGCTTTACCAAATTATTCTCCATGACTCCTCCTGTCTGCCCTTAATTTTCTCCGGCACATCTTCTTGTGCTGCCACATCCCTGCAGAACCGCTCCGAACAACTGAAATCCGTAAATGAACCCCTGCATTTCTGACTCTATCGCCACATCGTATACCGCAGACGTTATCGCCGTATCAGCTTTCGCACCCGGAACCTGTGCTTCCATAACCGCTCTCAGCCGTTCGTAGGCCTGCGTCAGTTCCGGAATTTCCCGGTTTTCGCCCTTCGGACCAGTAATAAACTGATTGAACAGTTCCCGGACGTCCTTATATCCGTTCTCCGCATCCTCCACCAGTTTCTGACCGCTTACCCGGCAACGAAGCTCTTTTTCCATCTTCTCAATGCCGGTCTTCTTTTTACCGTAGCATCTATCTCTTTTCATTCTCGTCAGATAGAGCTTGCAGGCTTTTTCAGTCAGTTCCCACATCGGGTACTCCTGGTGTCTTGCCTTGAACTGTGCCATTTTGAACTCTGTCTGCTCCATCGGTTCCAGCTCCACGATAAGCTGTGCGATTCTGCGATATGTAACCGAGTGATATTCCTGGAACATATCCGCCACCTCCCGGCTTGTCATGATGGTTTTTCCAACCTCTACCGGCTTCTCTTCCTCACATACATCCACCACTGCCATCTGTGAGATAATCTTCTTTACATCGTCCATCAATTCTACGATCTGCTCGCTTCTCTTCATAACCTGCCAGCTCCTTTCTTCAAAGCACATAACGTACAACACGCTCCGTCGAGTTTGCTATGGCAAATCACGCCTGCATCCTCCGGTCTTTTCCAGCAAAGTGCTCCACATACCGGGCAACGCACCTTTTCCCATCCTTCCTTTCCTTCCGGCACACTGGCTAACAACGGCATACACAGCCAACCGCCTCTGTCCGATTCTTTCCTCGGTTCAATCTTCATACCGCTTTTCCCCCTCTCTCATCCAATAATTTTTTCAGCTCTTTTACAACCGGATGCCAGCTTCTGGTTCCTCTCACTCTCCGGTACACATCAGCCAGAACTGCATCGCCGCCAGGAACAAAGGCTTCCATTCTGGCCTGGGTCATTCTCATATCGTGGAACCCATCCGTAAATCTAAGTTCATCTCTGTCTTCGTATAAAACAACTCTCTTTGCTCCCAGACGGCCCCAGGCTTTGACATTTACCGTCCGCTCCGTTCTCTTCATCACACATCTCCCTCCTTTGCAAATCTGCTGTTGAGGCTTTCCATGATTGCCTCCAGTCTCTTCGCTCCGATTCCCGGCGTCTCACTGATTGCTTTCTGCACTTCCGTAATATCAATCCCAGGAACTGACCGCCTGCCCTCCTCATACGCTGTCTGGTACAGATTCTTGCAGAAGTTCTCAAACTGCTGCCGGTCCATCTTCTTCACTCTTTTATAATCTTCTCTTCGGAGCATATAGCCTGCTCCGGATTTCATATTTCTTGACTTATTCATGATCTCTGCCTCCCTACTTCGCCAGCTTCTTCATTGTCTTAAAAAATTTCTTCATGCTCTTCATAAACTTTTTCATGCTCCACACCTCCTCAAATCACTGACAAATCGCTATATTTTTGTACTGCTCAACATCCATGTTTTCTCCTGTAAAGCAATGTCCTCTATACTCCCACATTCCTTTTCCGACCTTTAAAAAGGTGGCATATGTTTCCGAATACCGCTTTGTTTTCGGATTCACTGCGGTACTATGCGGTTCTCCCACCTGGAAATATCCCATTTTCATCGTTCTGGGTGGCAGGATATTCAGAAAGTAGTCAGCTACTCCTTCATCCACCACTTCTCCCGGCTTACAATATTCATCCCAACTTCCGCAGTCGCTCTTACACCAACCATCAATCGTTTTCAGTTCCATCTTTAATGCACTTTTCCTTCCTCTCTTTTACTGAGTAATCCTGTTTTTTCTAAAGCATCTGCCGCAGGCAAGGCTCTTATCTTTCTCATAATGTCTAACAATGTTCCATAATTCTTGGGAATACCATCATCACACTTAATATCTTCAATGAGTTTCAGCACATCTCGCCTGCGGATTAAATCGTTCTCTGCAACGTTCCCTTTCTTCTCTGCATTCTGCTTTTTGGGTAACACAAACTTGATATAATGATCTGCGTAACCATATTTTCTTATAAGTTTGCATCTTTCCTTTTCTCTGGCTCTCGGTCTATTGTTCATTAGCACCCTTCTCTCTTTCTGATTTCCGAAGATGCCTTGTCAAGTGCCTTTAATAATCTCGGAGATGCAGTGACCTCTTCCCAGGTCAGTCCCAGGCTATCCAAAGTATCTTCAAAATCTCCGGTATATCCGTACTCGTGATTATCCAGTTCATACTTAAACATCTGGTAAAGAAAGCCGGTTCCATCTTCGTCAGCCGCCTTTGCTGCCTCCATCTCGGCGTTGTGCCGGTCCAATACCTCATGGAAATGCTCGTGATCTTTCTTCTGGATGAACCCACCGCCTGGAACCTGGTAAATCTTATCCAGGTCCTTCTCCGGGTCAAGTCCCCATTTCTCCATCATTTCATCAAACTGCTTATCTGAGAACGCAAACCCCAACGGCAGCTCATTGAACTCTTTCTGCTGTCTGTCTCTTAACTCTCTATAGCTCTCCATCTTAACTTTTCTCCTCAAACTCTGCCATCTTGCTTCTGTCAAATTTCATTGCCGGATATTCGCAGTAACCGCTTCTCCGAGTACGCCCGGTTCTCTCCGCAAATCCGTTTTCTTCCAGAAGAGCTACCGCCCAAGGGCAATTATTGATGTCAACATACGCCTCATCTTCTGCCAACGAATGGTCGCACAGGCAGGTGGTTACTCTCGCAATAGGTCCATCCCATCTGTTATAAATTTCAACAGCAACGCTATTGTCTTCCACATACTTACCGACTCTTAACTTACAGTCCTTATACTCTGAATACTCTGTCTTAACATTCAAACTTGCCATATCAGTTCTCCTCTCTTCCCATTTCCTGGGATAACTGTTTTCTGATTTCCAACTCCGGTGCATCTTCTCTTTTTAATCTGCTCAGACACATTCCACTGTCATGTACCGTAAAATGAATATAACCTTCTGCACTCAATGTAATGCTTACCAGCTTTTCTGCCGTTCCATGCTGGCCTGCAATCTCCGTCAGCTTATCCAGTACCGGCATTACTTCCCTGCTCAGTTCCGCAAACTCTGCCTGTCTCACTTCATTTCCTCCTTTACTCTGGCGAACATATCAAAATCCTCGCACATATCGCATTCACTGCTGCTTAAAATATTCTGGCAAACCTGGCATTTCGGGTTTAACCGTCTGTAATAATCCGGATGATTCTTTTTCAAATCCTCAATCGTGAACAGTGCCACTTTCATATCCTGCATACATTATTCCTCATGCTTTCCCAGAACCTCATCTGCTTTTCTTAACAGCGCAAGACATCTATCATTCTCCTTTTTCAGCTCTTCTTTCTTCCGCTCCCTTTCTTTGTAAAACTCCTCATTTTTCAGCTCTTCTTCCCACCCATTGATGAACTGCCGTACTTCTCGGACATTATTAAATCCGCACTCATCCTCGTAATCATTTCTGGCAGTGAAGATAATGTACTTGTTGTCTCTGCGTTCATCATCAATAGCAACTCCAAAATACAACTCATCCCTCTTCTCTTCGTCAAGCGGCTCGAATCTTACATCATCATAGAGCGGACCGACCATCGGGCAGTTATTCTTGAACCATACTCTGTAGTTATCCAAGATGTAATTGCTCGTAACCCCTTTCAAGATGCTCCAGATTTTCGCCAACCGGCCTGCCAGTGCTTTGTCACTGCAAAACCAGTCATACCAACCGGCCTCAATCTGGGTATTTCTGTCTTTTGCAAGGAAATCTCCCTTGCGGTATCTCTCACAAAACTCTCTCAGCGTCATGTCCGCCATCTCTATTCCTCCTCGTAATCTTCGTAATCAATATCTGCATACTCACAGATACCTTCATAGCTCGTGCCGTTCTCATACATATTTTTCAATGATGCTCCAAATATTGTGCCATCCCACTGTCTGATTTTGCTTTCAATCTCTTCATTCAGCCGGGCATTGCTTCTGTCTGCCATACTCTCACTCCTCTCCTACATTTCCAGATGCTCAATTTTAATGGCTTCGTCTACTGCATCTGCTCCGTATCTTTTTTTCAGATAAGAAACTGCCACATCCCACTCATGCGTATCGTTGACCGTCTCAAATAATTTCTTAGCCTCTGTAATGCACTGTTCCACTACCAGGTCTCCTTTCGCAACTCTGATGATTCGCTTTCTCAGCTCCTCCACCTGTCTCTGTACCTGTGCCATTGCCCGGTCAAGCGTCTCTGCATAGTTCGCAGCCTCCATCATATTCTTGATGATTGGCATTCCAAAGGACTTATACAACTCTGCTATCTGTTCCTTACCCTCTACCTCGCTGATGGACGGATGCCATGTATACACATGCTCCACGATAGAATAATCTTTCTGGCTTATCTCAGCCCCAATTCTCTTTTCAAATTCCTGCTTTGTCATACCTCTATGCCTCCACCTTCCTGTAATCTTCCAGGATGCTCAACAGCGTCCCTTTTCCAATTCTGAACTTCTGCTTGTGTCCGCATCTGGTTCCCATATAATTGACAACCGTTCTTTCTGGAAGCTCATGCTTTATGTACTGGATTATGTAATAATGACCATCTCCATGATGAACAACGTCTATGTATTTGTGCTCATTCCGGATGTTCTGGTATGTAGCCTTTTCAGTTCTGTTTGCTCTTGATCTCTTTGCCATATTCTTCGCTCCTTTGAATTATTACTTCGATTTTGCGAACCTTGCAGGTAAAAAAATAAGCCTACTTCCAACAAAGCTCTCTTACTTTGTCTGCTCGGCTACCAAATCCATACTTTTCAAGCATCTCCAAATCTGCTTTCACTGCCTCATCTTCCAGCGTGCATCCACAATCACTCAAAGAATACAGCTCATCTACGATTTCATCAGCAATGCTTTCTTCTCCAGCTTCCAGGGCTTTTTCAATGAACACCCACAGCATCTTCTGTGCTGCATCCCATTCCGGATAACCAAATTCATTTTTATCTCTTTCACTTAACAGGCTTCTGTATATTACTAATGCGTTCATCTTGACTACCTCCGTTTGTATCGTGTATTTGTTTTGTTATTTTGTAACTTTATTATACTTCGATAACTCGAACGTGTCAAGTGTTTTACTTCTATTTTTCAATTATTTTTACCAGGGCGATTTCATATCCCAACGCACTTACGATTTTCTCCAACGTGTCACAGCGAATACCGCATTTGCTTCTGGAAATAATCTGGTTCGCATACTGTCTGCTCACCCCGATTTTCTTTGCCAGGTCCACTGGTCGCAACTCCTCAACTTCCAGAACCTTTTTTATCAGCTCGTTGCAGTCAGTTCCTCTAATTTCTTCCATCCTCTACCTCTCTTTCAATCCAATCAGCAACTATCATTCCGCAGTTATCAGCTATCTGATACAGAATCTCCGTATCATCCCAGGTGTAATTGTTCAGAAAATCTGCCAGGCTCTCCCACCCCATTCTCTTCACAATCCGCTTCGCATCGTTCTTTTTAATCTCGAACCAGGTCAAGTGTTCATCCTTAAATCTGACGTCCCGGCATCTGTCCTGTACATAGGTTTCAAGAATCAGTCTTCCAAACATTTCCTACTCCTCCTCAAACAGCTTGCTTGCTTTCTGGGCCAGCATCTCATTTCTTCCGGATTTATCATCAAATATCCGGTGGCACTCCTCCAACAGCTTGTCTACCCTTTCCTGGGTTACTTCCAGGCCTGTACTCCGGATTGCTTCTTCCAGGTCTTCCAGATACCAATCTTCCCTGTGCCAGATAGCGTTTGCCCTGCGGTAAATCTCATCAATTATCTTCTGTCGATTTTCCTCGGTTGCCTCCAACAGCCACTCAAAATTCAGTTTCCCATCCTTGGTTGTCGGATTGTACTTTCCGGAACATCTGCCCTGCCGGTCCGTTACATAGGTCTGAACGCCCCACCACGTTTCCGGTTCTTTATCTATGAATCCCTTTCTCTTCCACATTGCCGGAAGTGAATGCTTTCCATGCGTGTTTTCGTTCTTTCGGAACTCTACTACAATTTCCTCTCCCAACGCATTTCTGTCTGCGAAGGTAAACCACCAAACCGGCGGTACTGTATGCTCACACTGATATACTTTTCTCATTTTCCTGCTCCTTTCGCTAATGATTCAGCAATCGCCTCCATCATACTCTGCGATAATTCCAGATACTGCTCTACGATATAGAATTTAGCACTCTGCCCGTTCTCATCCCATATTTCAAAATACCGGAATCCCCGTTCTTCCTCGGCTTTATCCTCCTGCACCTTCACATACTCTCGTGCCTTACTCTCAACGATTTCATCCAGTTTCTTCATGACCGTCTCCAGGTCAATCGACACATCCACCACTGCACACCCATTTGTAAATTCGTTCTCCCAGAACCCATGCAGGACATACACTACAATTTTCTTTTCCTCCATCCCGGTGTCCTCCTATCCGTAAATAACATCATCGAATGTCGCATACTGGATAATCATGTCTGCCACTATCGCATCTACCATACAACAATCCAGTTCATAAACTCCTTTGCTGCATCCCACAGAATCTGTCGCATCCACCAAGATATTGTACGGCTTGTTTTCGTCCTCCAGGTACTGCTTTACTCCGCTGAGTAACTTTTCCTTGTTCAGTTCTCTCTTCTTGCCGTCCACTGAATCATGCAGCACCAGGATCCCTCCTCTGCTGATCTGCTCCGATGCAAATTCTCCAAGGTACTTTCCTTTGACTTCCGCTCGCTTGCACCAGTAGCAAATACCGCCCTCCAGTGCCGTTGTGACAATATCGTCAATGTCCTCTGTGCTGATTCGGACGCTTATCTCAGCCTTGATTTCCTCATACTCTTTTCCCATCAGTCTTCCTCCTCACATCCTACTCTTTTTACATAGTCCACGCTGTCCGGCTCGCATTCAAATTCCGGACATAAAGAGAACCACAGTTTCTCCAGTTCGTTTATACCATTTGCGGTCAGCTCTGTTTCATCTCCATCGTTGAATCCGATTCTGTATACGCTCGACTTCTTGCCTTTTCTGACAATGCCTTTCGCTGCTCTTCTCAGTCTCATTACTCCTTTTCCTCCACTCCGGCGAACTCCAGGATTTTCTCTCTGGCAAATCCCTCAATCACTTCCAGGTAGTTTCCCGGCCACACATCCTTGTTCGGCTCATAGGTTTCTGTGAACTCATTCGCCCAGTCAACAAATTTCTGTTTCCAAGTTATGCTATCAATGTCTGTCAGTACCTCAAACAAATACTCGCTCTCGCCTTTGAGCTGTTCCAGCATCATAGCAATCTCCATCAGATTTTCCGTCTGCTCGTTATACTCCAGCATCACGCCACCTCCTACTCTGTTCTTACCAATCCACCGTTTGCAGGTGCAATTCCGATACTTCCCAGTTCGGAACAATCCGGAGCATCCAGATTTGCCACATACGCAAGCGGAACTCTACCTTCCAAGTCTTCTCTATCCAGCTTCCACTCCTCTTCCTCTGCACTGACATACAACAAAGCCAGACATCTTCCAAACACCATATTGCTCAATATTGCAGCATATACGATGCCGCCGCTTTCTTCTTCCCAGTCAGCAACCGTTTTCTTCTCCTCATCGTTCAAATCGTACAGAATACCTGCCGTCTCAGATTTAAGGACCGTTCCCTGCTTTCTGAATTTTGTGATTACCTGCGGCATCATTCCCAGGCGGCACATACGACCAACCGCTTCTTCTACCATTTTTGCTCTGTCCTGCTGATTCTTTGCATCCATTATTTCTTATCCTCCATTTTCTTCTCTAAATCTTCCAGTCCGAGTGTTGCATTTACGAATGCCAGCGCACATGCGGCTCCGATACATTCTCTGATTCCGGTTGAAACTCCGACAATCAAACACACCAGCATAGCCAGTGAAAACATTCTTCTGCTTTTCTTCATTTACTTTCTGCCTCCTCTGTGATAAACTTGGTAGCACGAGGAGAACTTGTCTCCCCGGCTACCGAGCTGTTTTTCAGAACATTACTTGAACCAGGTCAAAACTGCCGTAACAACTGCTATCAGCATTGTTACTATGGAAATTACGATATGTGTCCAGCATTCATAAATTTCAATTTTGGTCTTCTTCAACTGCTCTGAAAGCAGCTCTTCTTCTTTTTCTTCAATCCTGCGTTTTCTTTTTCCCAACGGACAATTCCTCCTTTCTCATTTGTTCTGTCCTCTGCATTCCTACGGGGTTGGAACCGTCTGACAAGCATATGTACTATTCCATCAACCTTGCCGCCTGCATTACTTTGTATCGTGTATTTGTTTTGTTATTTTGTAACTTTATTATACTTCGATAACTCGAACGTGTCAAGTGTTTTACTTCTATTTTTCAATTATTTTTCGAGCCGTCGAATTAGTGTGTGTAGCATCTTTGCAACACAAAGTGCTATTCTTTTTTATCTCTTTATCTATCTTTATCTCTATCTCTTACTCTATCTCTAATTATGGTGTAGAAATCATGTAAGAAATCTTACAAGGTTTTATATATAGGAAATGTTTTTTACTTCGATTCTTCGACTTATTCACATTATCAACATTCTTCCTGTGGATAACTTCGGAACTCAGATTGAACTTTGCAGAACCGCATTTTCAGCATATATGGCTATAACATCGTACACGCTTCTATACCGGCTTTTAGCTCTTAGGCATAAGTTAGTATCTAAAAACGTCTATCGTTACTCAGGCACATTTCGTCAAATTTGAAGGGGATTTTTTGTGAATTTTGTATATTGATTTATTCTACGAACTTGCTCCGCAATAAAAAAGAAGCCCCGGCAGAACACCGGGGCAATGTGACATATTTTCCTTTTTGACCAAAAGAGGTGTGCTTAATTTTCTTAGTTCCTTGCCTTAAAGGCATTATTTGATGTATACCTTGCCATCGTAATAAGCAGCCATCCAGCCGCTCGGTGCTTTCATCCAGATATCGTTTCCGACATTCCGAACTTCCTGGCACGTTACGACCGTTCCTGCATCCAGGCAGCCATCATTGTCCTTATCGTGTTTCTGGCCGTCAGCCGTCAACTGCGAATGTTTCTTTGCACTGTAGTTTGTTCCAGGACCTGTCCGGACTTTCAGCTCTACCTGCAAGGTGTACTCATGTCCGGCAGTGTAAGACGGAGTGCTCTTCTTTTCCGGAACACTGGCTGCTGTCTTTCCGTTGTAAACAGAAACCAACTTAGCCTTAGATGCCGGTCCGTACTTGCCATCCTGCTCCAAACCGTAAAATGCCTGGAACGCAAGCAGAGCTTTCTCCGTGGCTCCGCCGAAGGAACCATCCACCCCGGAACTTCCGCAGGAGAATCCGCAGCCGATCAGCATTTTCTGCATTTCTTTTACTGCGTCCCCGGAATCGCCTTTCTGGAGATAATTTCTCACATTAACCGTTCCGGATGCAGATGCTGTCACTCCGGTGTAGCGGTACACATGAATCCACGGCTTATTGTAATAGCTGCGGATGCAGATTTCTCTACCGGTCTGATCTCCAGACTTTCCTCCTGTGACCGTTCCTTTCTCGTTGATACTTGCGTGCACCAGTTTACCATTTCCGCAGCAGAATGCTGTGTGTCCATTTCCGAGCAGGATATCTCCCCGGATCATTCCGCTACCGGTTGCCAGATTCACGGATTTTGCAACATCCTTGAATCCGATTTTTGGCAGAACCTCCGGCATGTTGCCTGTATAGGTTGCTCCACTTGACTTTGCCGGGATTCCGGCCTCTTCCAAACATCTGATTACCAGCCCGGAACAATCGTAATTCGGATTGCCCCAACGGTCTACCTGGTCGTAACCATGTGAATCGTCCAGGGCGATTGCCTCTGCTCTTGCTACTGCATTTTCAATTTTGCTCACTTTGTTTTCCTCCTTCTTCTGATTCTGGTAAATCTTTAAATACTGCTCCCCGTAAGAAGCCCTTGTCTTCTTCACTGCAGAACCTACATTCGCCGGAGCCTCGAACTTGACTAAGAAGATATCGGACGCTTCCTGCACTGAGGTTGCGGTCTGCAATACCTTCCAGACACTCTTATAGCTCGTCTTCAATTCACTCAGCATGTACTCTGTCTGCGTCTTCGCATCTCCGATGGACACTCCTCTGGACTTAACCAGATCGTAAAGGCCGGCCTTTCTTCCGGCAGATGTCCACTGGCAGAATCCGTAACCGTACTGCCTGGAATCTCCCAACGGATGCAGGAACAACGCTCTCGTTATCTTTCCGGAGTCTACTGCTTCCGTGTAGGTATCGTCCGTGTATTTATAGTTCAATTTCTTCTCACAGAGATTTTCCAGATTCCGGGGATTCGCTCTGGATTCTGCGTAAATATTCCCCATAGCCGCACATGCACCATATATCGTGCAACCGGCAGCCATCAAAGCGTCAAACAAAATATCTGTGTATGTATTCCGTTCTATTGCCATTTGTAAATTCTCCTTCATTCACAAAAAAGGGGCAGGGATTTCTCCCCACCCGGTCATAAGTATGTGTCCTCTTCTGGGTCCATCTCATCATCATCTTTCGGATGCAACTGTCCCATCTTGTCCATCAGCAAAAATGTCAACGGAACGAACACCGCAAACAAAATTACCAACGGCCAGAAGATTCCTGCCATCAGCAACAGCACTATCACAAGCGGATAATTCGGCTTGCTCGGCTCATAGTACATGCCATTGTCCTGGCAGTACAGCTCTTCGTCTTCATCTTCCATCCGGCACAATGTCCGAATGCCCCAGATGTAGACCGGCTGACACAGCAAAATCCCCAAAAGGTACACCAATAGGATTTTTAAGCCCATAGCTCCTCTCTCCCTTCTCCGATCAGTTCTGAGAGCCATTTACCTTTCCATCATCCAAAAGGTCCTTAACTTCCTTGAACCACCAGTCAATAATTTTCAGCAGCACCTCTTCGGACATGATTACCTGCAACCACTTAGGCAGCAATCCTCTTGCCTGCTGTACTACCCATTTCAGTTTCTGTTCTCCCTGGCCGGACTCTTTGTAGATATGTTCAGCGTGCAGGAACAGCTTGTACACCTCTTTCCGGATACCATCCAGTCCCTTCGCTTTCGCATACTGATATACGACCACTGCTGTCACAACGACCAACACTGCGATCACCAGAATCAGAACCGGAATCGGCACCTGGCTTAAAAAATTCAATAATTCCATAGAATCAATCCTCCTGTTATACTTTGTAATCTCTTGATAGTTCCCTGTAGCGTTTTTAATTGTTTGAATGGGGAAATTATTGCCTAAACGCTATAAAGGCGAATATCGGGCAAATATAGCCTTCTATTTCATTCCCCTGTGATATGGTTCACTCCCTGCCTTGTCAGAAAATTCTCCAGATCATGTTTCTGCTCCAGCTCATAATTTAATGCAGCGTGCATATCTCCGTTGCACTTCGCATCCGGAATCCTCTGCACCGCCTTTGCTGTAGCTTCTGACAAACAAAGAGAACCGTCCAGAGCTTTCAGCATCATGTACTGGAGCTTTTCACGGTTCTCTTCTTTCTCATCCTGTTCTCTCTGCCTGCATGCCCGTTCGTTCTTTTCGACTTCCGCCCGTTCTTGAATTCGCTTCTCCAACAACCAGAAACAAAATGCCACGATTGCGGACGGGATACCGGCAGCTATCAATAATTCCATTGGTATCTCCTTCCTGCTATTTCAGATTTTCGGAACTAATCTACCTTTTCGGCTGCGCTCGTATCCGCATAGGCTGTCCCTCCTCTACTCTCAAATGTTATCTCATCATCGTCACAGTCTGCATACTTCCGGCACGCATACTCAACAATGTCAAGATCTGCCTCTATTTCTTCCAGGCTCTTTGTCGGTGTTCCCTTGACCAGAAATACCAGGTCATAGATTGCCGACCAGAGCTTTGAAATAATCTGTAGCTTTGTCATTTTCTTTTTCTTCTCTCTTCCTTCTTCTGGAATAGGTGGTAATGTGGTTTCTCTTCTCCGAAAAATACCCACCGGATATAATCATCCAGGAAAATTCCTAATGCCGACAGGAAAAACCATAACGCTGTGAACTGAGGGCATATCTGACCGAGAATGTTTCCCGGCATGTTGCTGTAGTCCCACATATGCAGACCAAGCCACACGTTCAGAACCAGTCCGAACAGAAATTCTATTGCCGTGATTCCTGCCGACGCAATCAACTGTTGCAGAACTAGTGGCATACACCGGTTTTTCTCATTGATCGCACCGCAAATAACGAAGCACAGACCTCCGCAGACTACCATTGCCGGGAATGAATAACCCCGAAAAATTATCTCCAGCAAATAATAAATGCTCCCTCCGAAAAGAAAGAGCATTGGATATTTGATTATGCTTTTCATTACGAGATACCTCCGGATGCCAGAATCTTCATGTAATCTTTCAGAACCTCGTTCTGGAACTCTTCCGGGATTTCAGCTCCCCACTGGATCTGCTCCAGATCACTTGCTTTCTCTGCTGACTTAATCCACATATTGACCGCATTGCAGTAGGTCGTGTTGTAAGACACGAAAAACATTGCCCGTTCTACGATATTCTGCATGTCTGCCGCAGAGAAATACTTACAAGGATGTCCGTCCTCATGGTATTCCAGTTTTTCCTCTCCAGCCAGTAACTGCATTTTCTTCCCAAAAAGATTCAACTGATCCTTTTCTGTCAAACTGAAATGCTCCACTCCGGAAGATGTACTCACATCTACTCCGGCGTAAATCGTCTCCTCACATGCAGATGCGATTTCCCGGTATTTCGCTTTTCTGGCCTCCTCAAGGCTCAGATTTTCTACACTGGATGGATCTGGTACTTCCTCCGCTTTCTTGAGCCAGTAGTCAAAATCGGCTTCGATCTCTTTCTCGGTTACTTCTCCGTTGTAGTGGAACTGCACTTCGTCACATTCCCAGACTTTGTATTTACTTTTCTTTCCATCTTGGATCTCTTCTCTCTCCACCAGCTCGATGCTCTGTCTCAGAATCACATCTGTACCAGAAAACACCGGATAGATCTCAATCTTCGATGGCTGCGATAAGTAAGATTCTCTTCTCATTTTCAACTTCCTTTCCGTGCTTACTTGCACTGTATGAACACATTTTGAATAATGCATCAAAATTGTATTTCTCCCGGAACTTTTGGCTATTGCTATGCTCAACCCATCCTTTATAGGCTGCAATCTTGCAAGCCCTCCACCACGGGACAAATCCTCTTTCTACAAAATCCATCCAGGCACGTATCACTTGTCTCCGGATTCTCCGGAATACTCTGCCACGAATGATCGTGTATTTTCTCCGGACAACATAGCCCATCATGTCAACTCCTGGAGTTCTTTTCTTACTGCCTTTCTTTCTCTCTTCGTAGTTCTCCTTCTCTTCATCAAACGATGCCACTTGGTAGAACTGCCAGATATCCTTGATTTTCAATCCGAACTTATCATGCGCCCAGACCGTGGCTTTCTTCATTGCTTTTCTCAGCTTCGAGATATCGCCGTAAATCGTGAAATCATCCGCATAACATACAACCGCATAGACAAGCCTGTTCCGCTTTCCTCTGCGTATCTGTGCCTGCTGATAGATGTATCTCAGAACATAGCTCATAACGTAATTAAACAGCCATGCCGGAAGATATCCGCCAATACACAAATGGTTCCCAGGATAATTGCTCATAAGAGCACCTAGGAACCATAGCAGCACTTTATTCTTGCCTATATCTCTTCGTAACATCTCCATCACAATATCCACCGTAACTGACGGGTAGGCTTTCGTTACATCTCCTTTGATTGCTACAACCTTGCCGTGGAATTTCTTTCTCAGAAGTCTTTCAATCTTTCTCTTTCCTGCAACTCCGCCTTTCTTTGGGATGCTCCCATACTGGACCGGCAGAATCTTTGCCCGGAAAAGAGGTTTCAAAGCAAAGACAGCGATATACTCAAACACCTGCTGTTCCGGAGATTCCTGGCAGATGTCTCTTAGTTTCTGCGTCAGCCCATCCACCCTTTGAAATTGGCGAATCGGCTTTAATTGCAGATCACGGTCAACGATACGCTGTGTCAGCATCTTTGCAACTTCGCTCTCAGCCTCCAGGGTTCTCTTGAAATCCTGGTTCAGCCGGTCTTCTGCAATCTGACGCTTCGTGATCTTTCCGGTCTTGCATAGCAGACGTTGGAAATCGTTTCTTCCACGCTTATTCCGGAAACATTCTATTACGGCAACCTCGTTGAATTTCCAGTCCTCAACATTCACGGTTGCCGGTTTGCAATAGGTTTTCATCAAACCTCCTTACTATCATCTGGTTACTGCCGTGGCTTTCCCCGTAGGTACTAGCCTCGTTGGTTTCAAGTTATTTTCGCACATAAGCGAGGATTATACGGTGCAATGATTTTTAAATACTTTTTTCAAAATTGTACCAGTTGCTCCGAGAGAGCCGTTCCAGTTAGCGTTAGACACCCCATTGTTCGAGTTACGGCAAGGAACACCGCCATTGCCGCCGTTGTTCAAGTTGCCGAAGCACCACGCCGCACGAACACCAGACGCTGCCGGATTCCGATTGAAGCCAGCTCCCAGACACCGCATAACCCTTATTTTTTATATTATTTGCAAGTAACATAAAAGGGGCTGACTGCCCCTCTGCTTCGCATTCACCCCGTCTTAACCCTCACTACCAGGTGCTCCGAGAGAGCCGCCCCAGTAAGCGTCAGACACCCCATTGCGCGAGGAACGGCAAGGAACACCGCCAAGGCCGCCGGCGTTCAAGTTGCCGAAGCACCACGCCGCACGAACACCAGACGCTGCCGGATACCGATAGAAGCCAGCTCCCACTCCAACGCCGCTACCGCTTGCCGTTGTAGCCTCTGGCCAAAGAACATCATCATCAATAATGTTGTCTGTGATGTACGTCCATGCTCCTCCCGTTCCTGCCGGGTAGACAAGGTGTGCTCCCTTAATCTGATCGTAATTCTCATTGACGGAAGAACCAACTTTCGACTGGTCATAGCACTTGAAGCAGTCAAAATTGTAATTTCCGTCTGCATCCGTGCTCCACTGCCACAGCTCATCCGAAACAATCAAGTATGATCCATTCATGAACTCAACGCCCTGAATCATTCCAGGTTCTTTTCCGGATGTTGGGCTGTATCGGCTACCATCTCTACCCAGTACGTTATCATTCCATCCGGAGTAGTACGGAGCTGTAGACAGCATTGTGGTTCCGGCTACTGTATCAAAGGTCTTTCCTCCATTGTCCACATATACTGCGGAATAGTCTGTACCTTCAATGTTCACAGTCTCAATCGCTGTGATTAACTTCGCATCAAAAATGGAGTATGCACTGGCAGCGTTTCTATCGGTCGATGCATTGGTTCCCAGCATGACCGCAGAACCCACGAACAGGTTTGCCGCCTGTGCTGTGGTCAGAATTACTCGCTCCACTCCGGTCTCAGCCACGGCTACCGTGTACTGGAAACTGTAGCTTGAGCATCCTTCAATCTTTCCAGAATTTCCTTTACGTCCATATTTCAGACGCATCATAGCATCCAGGAACTTCAGAAGTGATCCAGATGCTCCGGAATACTGTGTTCCTCTGGCTCTCCATCTGGTTACTCCGGTTGAATGTGAGGTACGGTTGACCGGTGCCAGTCCAGTTCCGCAAGTGATCGCTCCGTCTGCGTCCAGACCGGCGTAATATTTCGGATGTGCCATGTACTCATGCACTTTTCCGGTTCGGTCTGTACCTTCTTTCCAACGTTTGTAGCCTGGAGCCGGTGTACATCTGGTTTTCAGATATTTGTAATCCTTGTCCTGCCATTCACGCTTGTAGGTGTTCTTCTGGATCATCCAACACAGATGTTCTCCACCTCTGACCTTTGCTGTATCGTCAATGTGTTCTACATAGAAAATCTCATGGGAACCATCTGCTTTTTTCTCTGCCGCAACCTCCAGACACCAAAACTGCGGAAGGTGTGCAAACGGATCATTGCCGGCTGTAGATTCTGTGGACGGTGTACATGTCAGTCCTGTGGAATCATCCGTTAAGGTTCCGATCATGGACGTACTCTTGGAATATCTTGGTGTGGTTGCTCCGTGCACTCTGGTATCAACCAGGACATTTCCGAACCATCTCTCCAGCATCTCCGCTTTCGTGAAAAGCTCCGGATTGTATTGAATCTTCCACCATTCAGTAAAAAGGGCATCTACCTCCGCTTTGGAAGTAGCTGCCGCAACTTTCTCTTTATATTTCAGATCCATTTCTCCAGCAATCTGATCTCTGTGAACTTTGACCAGTAACTGCATGGTCGTGTCTCTGGGGATATTGATTGTCTCACTCATTTTCTGCCTCCTATGCACTTAAAATGATTGCGTCAAGTCCCTTGTCATCCGGGTTAATCTGGAACGCAATCGTGTTGACCTGGTTAATAAGTATCTCTGTAGCCTCTTTCGCCTTAGCAATGGCATCCGCAGTATTCACCTGCCTGTCCTTCTCGTTCTGAATCCGGACATTTTCACTGTCGGTTCTTGTCTGCTCCGCAGATGCTCTGTCTGATTCAGCCTGGGATCTCGCCTGCTCAGCCTGGACTCTGGCAGTTTCAGCCTGTGACCTGAACTGTTCTGCTTTATTCGCATTATCAGTAGCCAGGTTGGCGTTCTTAGCCGCCTGGATTGCCGCAGAAGTCGCACCATCCGCATTCCCGGCTGCTGTAGATGCCAGACCAGCCGCCTGCTTTGCATCTTGCGTCGCCTGGTTCGCTGCCGTTACAGACTGCTGGATCGCTGAGTCAATCTGTTTTGCAGAATCAACGACTTTCTGTAAAGCTGTCTGCTGTGTTTTGCTGGCCTCTGTAGCTTTCTCGGTTGCAGTCTGCTGTGTCTTTCCGGCTGCGGTAGCTTTCTCGGTTGCAGTCTGCTGTGTCTTTCCGGCTGCGGTGGCTTTCTCGGTTGCATCCTGCTGAGCTTTGCCATTGGCGATTGCCGTAGTCAGTTTCTGCAATGCAGCTTTGACTTCCTCAGACTTCGTGTTGATAGATTCTACCTGCTTCTGCATGGTAGCCGCCGACTGATTGACTGACTCTTTGATACTGTTGTAGCTTTCATTTTCCTCGTGAATCTTCTGCATACAGGAGATAAAAGCTCCTCGCACCTCTTCTCCATAGACCGCATTTCTAAGCTGATCTATTTCCTGGGAAATATCTGCCATTTACTCCACCTCCTCGATAACAGGCTCCTCTCCGGCAACATTCTCTTCCGATGCACCCGGGACTTCTTCCGGATTTTCAAAAAGCGTAATCAGCTCTTCTTTTTCTTTCTCGAAAGTCTCCTGTTTCTCTTTCGCCTCGGTTTCATAATATTCTTTCAATTCCTCTTCATATCTGGCTGTATCGTCCGCAAGTTCGTTTGCAGCATTTGATCTGATTTCAGCAAGCACTCCGCTCAGAATCCCCTCTGCCATAAAAATAGGCAACCCGTAAGCTGCCATCGTGTTTCCAACCTGCCTTGTGATTGCCTGTTTCGCATCAGCATAAATAACACTAAGCGGTCTGCCCGGCTTTTTCTTCTCTTCCATCTTCCTTTACCTCCTGCTCTCTTTTAATGGTTCCTACAGCTACACTGTTTTTCGCTACCTTTTCCGGTGCGTCTCCTCTCGGAAAAATAATTTCCATCTTCTTGCCTCCTTCTTAGTTCCAGTAACCTACTATGATTCCGTTGTAAACTCTGAGATGTGAATACGTCCAACTGTTACCGTTGTTCGTGATCTCACATACAATCGGTATTGCTCCGCTAAATGCGGTATATCCTCCAGCAGAAATCGAACCTATCTTGAAGTTCTTCAGCGTGTACCAGTTTCCAATCAGATTGCAACCCATATTCACGCCATACTCATCGTAAATAGAGTTCGCACGGCTGAAACATAACATTGTCGTGTATGAGCTGGCTGATGCGCTGGCTTTCTGAGCGAACGCCATGTACTTTCCCTGTGGCTCCAGGTCGAACACCAGCCCCTTATGAGAATTGTTCTGAGCCCACTGGTTTGTACCAATACATCCGACATAATAACCATCCCGATAGAAATGGTTTCCGCTTTCATCGAATACCGCTCGTTTCTTTGACGTAGACACGCCATAATCATAAATGGCTATCTCTCCCGCGCTGATCTGCACATACTTACTGCTGTTGTTGAATGCCGTAATTACTCTGTCATAATACTGAGTAACATATGAACCAAAATCTCCCTTGCTTA